TCAATTAAGCGAAGCAAAGGTTGGTCCAGAGTAGAGTTGCTTGATAAGACTGGCAGTGTTGGAATATTTGATGAAGAGAATACAACCATTGAAGCTGGAAAGACATACTTACTACTTGCTTCTGATAATAGAATTGTTTCTGCAATTCCCGCAGATGAGATTAAAGATTCAAAAGACTCTTTAATTAAGTTCTTAAACTATAAGATGTTGCCATATAAAGAAGGAGAACATTTTGTAGTGTCATTCAAGCCAAGAATCACTAAGGCTGGAAAGAAGATGGCTTCACTAGTTGTCGCAGATGCTGGTAGAGAAATGCACTCAGTTGTTGTATTTCCTATGCAGTTTGCTAAAGCATACATGAAGATTGAAGAAGGAAATATTTATAAGTTTGAGTTTGGAAAGACTAAGGATGGAACTGTTATAATGAATGAGGTGGAAAATGTTTGATGATTTAGCAATTGCGTTACACGAAACAGCAGTAGAAAAAGGTTTTTGGCCTGAAGATATTGATGATATTTTTATTGCTAAGCAGTGTATGATGATCGTATCTGAAGTAACTGAGGTTATGGAAGCAGTGCGTAAAGATAAAGGTGAAGAAGAGATTGCTAAAGAAGTAGCAGACATTTTAATTCGCACCCTTGACCTCTATGCAGGAATGGTTGAAGCAGGGTATACTAAGATATCACTAGATCACGCAATGGAAGAAAAGACAAACTTTAATAAGACTAGACCAGAGAAGCATGGGGTGCGATTTTAATGATGACGGTAGATGAAGTATTAGCTCAACTTAGCCCAAAGCTAAGAAAAACAGTAATGGCTGGAGATACAATTCCACCAACTGAGTATGCCTCAACGCCTAGTTTTGGTTTAAACCGTGCATTAAATGGTGGTCTACCTTATGGTCGCCAAGTGCTAGTTTGGGGCTCTAAATCCTCTGCAAAGTCTTCTCTATGCCTTCAGATGATAGGACTAGCACAGAAAGAAGGAAAGATCTGTGCATGGATTGATGCTGAGATGTCTTATGATAAGAAGTGGGCAGAAAGTCTTGGGGTTGACTCATCAAAACTTATTGTTTCACAATGTCGCACAATTAATGAAATGGTTGATGTTGGTACTAACCTAATGAATGCTGGAGTTGATATAATAGTTATTGACTCTATTACGTCATTGCTACCAGCAATTTATTTTGAAAAGGATTCAGATGAACTTAAACAACTTGAGAATACAAAACAAATTGGCGCAGAGTCTAGAGATTTTAGTAATGCTTGGAAAATGCTTAATTACGCTAATAATAAAGTTAAGCCTACTATGCTTGTACTTATTAGTCAGTCTCGTAACAATATCAGCGCTATGTATACTAGCCAGCAGCCTACTGGTGGTCAAGCTACTAAATTTTATTCTTCAACGGTCATTAAATTATTTTCATCAGAATCCGACAATCAAGCGATTAAAGGTAAAATTCATGTTGGAGATAAGCTTATTGAAGAGAAGATTGGTCGCAAGATTCGCTGGGAACTACAATTTTCTAAGACTTCTCCTGGCTTTCAGTCTGGGGAGTATGACTTTTATTTCAGGGGAGATAATGTTGGTATTGATAGCATTGGTGATCTTGTTGATACGGCTGAAATGATGGGTATTGTAGAGCGCACAGGTGCTTGGTATGTTCTTCCAGATGGTACAAAGGTGCAAGGTCGTGATGGTTTCGTGAATAGAGTTCGTGAAGATTTAGACTTGCAAGATTCTATTAAGAATAAGATTCTAGATGTCTGAAAAATTTAAGATTTTTGAAGGAAAGTTTCCATGCAAAACTTGTGGAGAAGAAGTTTTATCTATAAGATTATGGAAAGATAGTGCAGACTTGACCTGGATGTGTTCTAATAAACACCTATCAAAGGTCCCAATTATTATGACAAGGAAAGACTTTGAGCGAAAAAGCGGAAAGTAAAAGAATTGGTGCTAAACAACACAAGAATTCTGGACGCAATACACATAAGGGCGATGCTACCTGGAAAAACTTTACTGTAGATTTTAAAGAATGTTCTAAATCATTTACCTTAAATAAAGATGTTTGGGCTAAAGCTGTTACAGATGCTATTAGAAACGGTAATGATCCAGCAATACTTGTAGTCCTTGGTGATGGTAATTCAAAGGTAAGATTAATGATAACTGAATTTGAAATAATGGAACAATTAATAGGAGAAAAAAATGAGTGAACAAACAACAATAGAAATGGTAAATGGATTATCTGAAATAGCTGATTATATGCAGGATGAAGAGCTTACACAAGCACTTACATTTATTGCTAAGATCATTATTAAGCCAGATATTCCTCTTAATGTAGCAACAGTAGAGATAGTCAGACTGCAGGCAATCGCAGCAAAGATGGCATTTAAAGCAACTTGGATGGCTAATGTTGACAAAAATGACAGGGCAAAGAAAAATATTTACTATACAGCAGCAGAATCAATCAATAACTTGGTATCAGCACTCAAATACATTATGCGCTAACCTGGTATACTTATATAAACAAAGGAATAGTTATGACAAAAAACTTACTAAAGCAGATAATGATTAAAGAGGTTGAATCACCAGCAGCGATTGATGCTAAAGAGCTTGTAAAAGCAATTGAGGCAGGATATCTTGTAGGGCGTGAGCCTAAGCATACACAGAAGAAAACCTTTGGTCCTTCTACTATTGCATACGGTCATGGAGAATGTCCAAGATATTGGTACCTTGCTTTTGAGGGAGCGGTATTTGAGGATAATTCTGATCCATATGCAGTAGCCAATATGACTAATGGAACTCTTGCTCATGGAAGAATTGAGACAGCGTTTAAGAACTCTGGCATTTCAATTGATTCAGAATTTAAGATTTTCAATGATGATCCTCCAATTTTTGGTTATGTAGATAACTTTATTAATTGGAAGGGCGAAGAAGTTGTTGTTGAAGTTAAGACTACTAACAATGAAGTCTTTGAATACCGTAAGCGTACAGGTAAGCCTAAGATGGGTCACGTTGTACAGATTTTAATCTATATGAAGATTCTTAAGAAGGCAAAGGGTGTTCTTATTTATGAGAATAAAAACAACCATGAGCTTCTTGTGATTCCAGTAGAAGTAAATGATCATTATCGTAAATGGATTGATGAAGCTTTTGAATGGATGAGAGTTGTTCGTAAGTCTTGGGAAGTTAAAGAACTTCCAACAAAAAACTACAGAGCAAATTCTAAAGTTTGTAAGAACTGTCCAATTAGAAAAGCATGTGATGAAGCAGGAGCAGGTGTTGTTAAGATAGCATCCCTGGAGGAACTGAGTGAAACTTTGTAGCAGATGTGATACTAGGTTTAAACCAAAGGTCAGTTATCAAATTTACTGCAGCCTTGAGTGTCGTGACCTTGCTACAAAAGATAAAATTCAAGAAAGATACCAGATAACTCGTAGACAAAAGAGGAAGGGGAAGGATCGTAGATGCTTAGGTGGATGCGGAACTTCTCTTTCTATCTACAATGACTCTGGCTTCTGTGCAAATTGTAATGTTAGTGAAAAAGCAGTTAATAAAATGTTAAAAGAAATAAAAGGGTTTATTGAGTATGAGCAAGAATAAGTGGGGTATTGAAGTGCAACCAGAACGCATTTGTGCAATTGATGCAAGCACTAATAGCCTTGCTTATGCTGTTTATGCTGGTAAAGAACTCAAAGAATATGGAAAAATAAACTTTGAGGGAAGCGATATCTATGTAAAAGTAGGTGATGCAGCAAGAAAGACTAAAGCTTATTTTGATACTGTTATGAAAGCTGATGCTATTGTTATTGAACATACCGTTTTTATGAATAGCCCTAAGACTGCTGCTGATCTTGCACTAGTTCAAGGAGCACTATTGGGTGCTGCTGCTATGTGTGGAATTAGAACGGTAGGTAAGGTTTCACCAATAACGTGGCAAAACTATATAGGCAATAAAAAAATATCTAAGGAAGAAAGAGCAATTATTGTTGCACGTAATCCTGGAAAGTCTGAATCATGGTACAAAACATTTGAGCGTAATTTACGTAAACAACGTACTATTGATTTTATTGAGTTTGAGTATAGTAGAAAAATTGAAGACAACGATGTAGCAGATGCTTGTGGTATTGGACATTGGGCTATCAATAACTGGAATAAAGCTATGGGGGTTGACAAATAATATCATGGCTGGTAAACTATATACATCAGAGGTTTGGCTAAAGAAAAGGTTTCTTGTTGATAAGAAGTCTCCAGAAGAGATTGCAAAAGAATGTGGGTCAAGCGTAGAGACTATCTATGTTTATCTTGCTAAATTTGGACTAAGAAAGAGTAGACGATGAATAAGTTACAAAAAATTGCTATTGGTTTGGGTATTGCTGGTGCTGTTGGTATTACTTATGTAATGACAGCTCTAAAAGGAATGCCAGAAGCATTTGATTGGGAAGACGATAAAGACGATGAGTGATAATCTAAATATCACAGTTGATCAAGTCAATCATCCAAGACACTATACAACAGATCCTTCTGGAGTAGAATGTATTGAGATTACACGTCATCGCAATTTTAATATTGGTAATGCATTCAAATATTTATGGAGAGCAGGACTTAAAGATGAGTCAAAGACTATCCAAGATCTAGAAAAAGCAATCTTCTATATCAAAGATGAAATTAATAGATTAGAAGGCAAATATGTCAACTGAAGAAGAATTAATTAAGCATCTTGATATAATGAATAATGTTGTAGGGGAATATCTAAAGGGTAGTGATCCAACAACAATTTCCAAAGAGTTAGCAATTCCAAGAACTCGTGTTGTTGCATATATTGATGAATGGAAAGAGAAAACTTCTAATAACACAGCTATTCGTGCTCGTGCTAAAGATGCACTTGCTGGAGCTGATGCACACTATAGCAAGCTTATTCTAAAATCTTATGAAGTTATTGATGAAGCATCAATGACAAATAATCTTAGTGCAAAGACTGCTGCAATTAAACTCGTTATGGACATTGAGTCTAAGCGTATTGATATGCTACAAAAAGCTGGTCTGCTTGAGAATAAAGAACTTGCTGAAGAGATGGTTGAAATTGAGCGTAGACAAGAAGTTCTTATTGGAATTCTTAGAGATGTAGCATCTGAGCATCCAGAAGTAAGAGATATTATCATGCAACGCCTATCTGCTATTGCAAAAGAAGGAGAAGTGATTACAGTTGTCCACGATGTTCAATGATTTCTTTGAAGTTCTAAAAGAAAATCATTTTATTGAGAAGCCTGTTGACGCAAAGACATTTGTTGAGTCTCCAGACTATCTTGGGCAACCTCCATTATCTGACATTCAATATGACATAGTTGAGGCTATGAGTCAGATTTATCGCAAGGAAGATGTTATAGATATTCGTGGTAATGATGGGGAAGCATACTTTAAAAAATATACCAAGAATGAAATTATCCTGCAACTTGGCAAGGGATCTGGAAAAGACTTTGTATCCACAGTAGCATGTGCATACGTAGTATATAAGATGTTATGCCTTAAGGAGCCAGCAGTTTATTATGGCAAGCCTGCAGGAGATGCTATTGATATTATTAACGTTGCTATTAACGCTCAACAGGCTAAGAATGTTTTCTTTAAAGGCTTTAAGTCCAAAATTGAAAGATCACCATGGTTTGCAGGAAAATATAATCCGAAGGCAGACTCAATTGAATTTGATAAATCAATCACAGTTTATTCTGGTCACTCAGAACGTGAGTCACATGAGGGTTTGAACTTATTTATGGCAGTCCTTGATGAGATTTCTGGTTTT